GCGTGGCGGCGGCCGTGGCGGCGTCCGTGGCGGCGTCCGTGGCGGCGGACGTGGCGGCGTCCGTGGCGGCGTACGTGGCGGCGTACGTGGCGTCGTACGTGGCGTCGTCCGTGGCGTCGTCCGTGGCGGCGCGCGTGGCGGCGCGCGTGGCGGCGTACGTGGCGTCGTACGTGGCGGCGTCCGTGGCGGCGTACGTGGCGGCGCGCGTGGCGGCGTACGTGGCGGCGTCCGTGGCGGTCTGTTTGCGGCAATGCCAGATCCAGGCCGAAGCGCCATACGCAAAGGCCATTACCATCGGGCTCGGTACGATTACCACGCGCGGCTTTTTCAGCCCCGCGGCGGCATAGAGCGCTTCGATAGCTGGCGTGATCTTCTCCGGCTCGATGGGATCAGTGCGCATCGCAATGTCGATCCACTTCTTCGCGATCAGATCCATCTTTGCTTTTTCAGCTGGAGTAATGCCGCCTTCAGCGCGGGTCGGCGTGCGGACGATTTTGGCCATGATTTTTAGTCTCTCTGTAGGTGTGGGAGGGCGCTGAGCGCCCTGGCTCTTGATCAGTCGGCGATCCCACGGATCTCAGCCGGTGAATATTCCCTCTGGGTCGATTCGCCGAACTTCGAAACGCGGTAGATGCCGGGCTCGAGGTGGATCGGGCCGTGTTCTTCATGCTGGATCGAGGTCTTCTCCATCACCTGCAGGAAGCGCTCCGCGCCCGCATCCCACAACTTCGCGGGCAGAACACCGGCTTCGGAATAGATCGCATGGGCATGGCCGGTTACTTCCCCGTATGCCAGCACCACGCGGCCGTCCGTCTTGATCTCGGTCGCGCCAGCGGGGATGATGCCGTTCTCGATGCGTTCGCAGAGCACATCGCCCTGGCGGAACTGCTGCAGTTGTTGCTTCTTCATCGTTTTCTCCTGAAATACATCTGATGGCCAGATGCGAGCCGTGGAATCAGTAGCCCAGCAGGTCGCGTGCGGCGGCCAGCGTGGCGATGCATTGGCCGTTCAGCCATGCGGATTCGATCTGCACCAGCGGGCCATAGCGGCGCGCTTGCTCACCGTCAAACACGTCTGCGCCTTGGTCGAACACATAGACGACGTAGCGCGTGCTGCCGTCCTTCGATTCCTTTGCTGCTTGCTTCTCGAATTTGCGGGTGGTGGTCATCTCGGCTCCGGGGTGTGTTGTGCTGATGGCTCTACTGTAAGACGTAAGCGTCTAGATAGCAAGACGAATGTGTCTAGATAAGACGAAAACGTTTCAATCGGACAGCCGAGTCCGATAGGCCACGTTTTTCAGGACGAAAAAAAGCCCGCTCAATCCATGGAGCCGAACTCCATCGACTCTCCACAGACGTTTGCGTCTTGCGCATAAGGCGAATCTGTCTTATGATGGTTCAGACGTATATGTCTAGCCACGATGAGGCTCCCAAATGGACGAAATGAATGTGCTGCGTGCTTGGCTTACCGATCAACGCGGTCGCTGGACGCGGATCGCTGCCGATACCGGCTTGAGCACCAAGACCCTGTCTCGCATCGCCAATGGCGAGGTCGAATCCGTGAACCTGCGCACCTACACCAAGCTGCGCGAGGCCATGAAGTCGGTATCCCAACTGGCAGAACCAGCTGCTGCCTGAGGACTGCGATGACCGCGGAAACAGTTTCGGCCGATGAGGTTGAAAGCGCACGCGAGCGGATGAACGAGTTGCAGAACGTTGATCAGTTGTCGTGGGATTAGGTATGGCCGAGTTACCCGATCCGCTGATATTGGATCACTGCTACCAAGGCGACTGTCGCGCCGTCATGCGCGAATTGATCGCCGCCGGCGTGCGCGTGCAGTGCATCGTCACCAGTCCGCCTTACTGGGGCCTGCGCGACTACGGCCATCCCGGTCAGCTCGGCCAAGAGCCGACGCTGCGCGAATTCCTGGCCAACATGGTTGAGGTGTTCGACCTGTGCCGCGAGTTGCTGGCGGACGACGGCACGTTGTGGTTGAACATGGGCGACAGCTATGCGGGGTCGCGCGGCGGCGGTGCGCCATCGGAGTCCTCGACGCTTCTCGGCAATGGCCACCGCGGCGGCGGTCCGAAGATCAAGAGCATGACCGCCAGCCGCCGGCGTGATAACACGCCAATCCCGCGCAGCGACGTGCGGATTGAAGGGTTGAAGCCGAAAGACCTGGTCGGCCAGCCGTGGCGCCTCGCCTTCGCTCTGCAGGACGCAGGGTGGTGGCTGCGGCAGGACATCATCTGGCACAAGCCGAACCCGATGCCTGAAAGCGTCCGAGACCGCTGCACCAAAGCGCACGAGTACCTGTTCCTGCTCACGAAGAACGAGAAGTACTTCTACGACTTCGCCGCCATGCAGGAGCCAGTCAGCGGCGGCGCGCACGCGCGGGGATCCGGCGTCAACCCGAAAGCAGTGGTGCCGGCCGGTTGGGACACGTCGGCCGGCGGCCACCGTGCGCTGACCGGGCGCTACGCCGGTACCGGTGTCGGCTTCGGCCGCGGCTACGACAAGGTGGCGAAGCCGCGAGCGAAGCAGAACGCCTCATTCAGCGCGGCAGTGAAGGACTTGGTGGACACACGCAACCGCCGCAGTGTCTGGAGCATTCCAACGCAGTCGTTCGACGGCGCGCACTTCGCCACCTTCCCCGAAGCGCTGGTCGAGCCGTGCGTACTCGCCGGCAGCCGGCCCAGCGACATCGTCTTCGACCCGTTCATGGGTTCCGGCACGGTGGCCAGCGTCGCGCAACGCCTCGGCCGTCGCTGGCTCGGCGCCGAACTCAACCCCGAGTACATCGCGCTGCAGGCTGAGCGCACGCGCCAGCCCGGGCTGCCGCTGGAGGTCGCAGCGTGAACTTCTACAAGCACCACATCGGCGACTACGATCAGGCAACGCGGCATCTGTCATTTGTCGAAGACGCCGCTTACTCGCGGCTGATTCGTAAGTACTACGCCGAGGAAAAGCCGCTCCCCGCTGACGTCAAGCAGGTGCAGCGCCTCGTTGGCGCCCGCGCACGCGACGAGAAGGATGCCGTGGAGACGGTGCTTGGCGAGTTCTTCGTCCTCGAGCCAGACGGCTGGCACAACAAGCGGTGCGACGAAGAAATCGCTGAAGCGCAAGAGTCAGAATCTGAGCGGGACGAGAAGAAGGCCAACGAACGCGAGCGCCAGAAACGCCATAGAGCCGAGCGCAAACAACTTTTCGAGAGGCTTCGTTCGCTTGATGTTGTGCCTGCGTACGACACACCAACAGAGACGTTGCGTACGCTCCTGTCACAGCGTACTTCATTGGATGTCACGCGTGACAAAACTGAAAATGTCACGCGTGAATATGGGGGCGGTAACGCACCTGTCACGCGTACGGCCACGGCTAACCAGACACCAGACACCAGACACCAGACACCAGACACCAGAAAAGAAAAAACAAAGCGCGTGACCGCGCTGTCGTGTTCGGACCTGATGGCCGATGGGTTGAGCGAAGAGACCGCCAACGAGTGGCTGGCCTTCCGAAGGCAGAAACGCGCTCCCTTGACTGCCACGGCGTGGGAGGGCATCAAGCGCGAGGCCGCTAAAGCCGGATGGGTGATGCAGGACGTCGTGACGAAATGCATGGCGCGCGGGTGGCAGGGATTCGAGGCGGACTGGGTAGCGGCTGGTATGGCGAAACAGCGCGGCCCGTCCAGCAAGCAGGCGGAGTGGAATGCGTCGATTGACGAGTTCCTTGGCGAGACGAAGCAGGCAGAACCTTTCACGATCGAGGCCGAATATGCACGAATCCGATAAGCCGCAGTTCGCGAATGTCCTGAAGGCCACGGCCGACAGCTATGGTCGTCGCCCATACCTGCCGGAGACGATGAAGCTGTGGTTCGAAATCTTCGCCGACGTATCGATCGAGGATTTCCGTATGGCTTGTCTGCGGCATGCGGTGGAAGATCCGCGTAACCCTCCGACCCCGGCGTCTCTACTGGCCATTCTCAAGCCAAAGGCCGACCGGCTCGGCGCTGAAGAAGCGTGGGCGATCGCCGTGAAGGCGTGCGACGAAACCGAGACGGTCATCCTGAATGACGAGATCGCGCAGGCGTGGGGCATCTGCAAGCCGGTCATGGATATCGGCGACGAGATTGGGGCGCGGATGGCGTTCAAGGAGTCATACCAGCGTATCACTGCCGCGGCAACCGACCCCATGAAGTGGTGGCCATCTATCGGCAGCGACCCGCACAAGCGCGATGCTGCGCTGGCCGAAGCGAAGTGTCAGGGTCTTCTGCCAGCGTCCCATGTCGCCGCGCTCTTGCCGCCTCCGATGCCGACCAAGGTCAAGGGTAATCCCGAAGGGTTGCAGCGCGTGAAGGACGAGATCGCGAAGATGAACCTGTCGCGCATGGATCGCGTTGTCGCGGGGGATGCGGCAGTCAAGGCAGAACGCGATGCAGTCATCGCTGCCAAGCAGGCTATTGCTGACCGAATTGCGCAATACCGGAAGGGAGCGCAGCAATGATGGCGACGACGAAATGGCCTGAAACGATGCTCGAGCATCGCAATGACGGCCGCGATTGGGCGAGGCAAATCCTTGCGCGTGAGAACGCCGGCGAGCGTTTCACCGTGACGGTCATTGACATGGCGAAGCGGGCGCTTGGCATGGAAGTCGGAGTGGTGGCATGAACGCAGAAATGGGTTCGCTTCATGCTCCACATCCAGCACGTTCGGGGCAGTCCTGCATGCGCGCTTTAGGCCGGCTCAAGGCTGGCCAGATGAATCGGACAGAAGCAGCCTACGCGCAGCACTTGGAATTGCTAAGGAACACCGGCACCGTGCTCTGGTATCGCTTCGAGGGTCTGAAGCTTCGGCTCGCGGACAACACGTTCCTGACGGTGGATTTCGCAGTGATGGTCGCTGATGGTCAACTCGAGATGCATGACTGCAAGGGCTCGAAGGCGATCTATCAGGACGATGCCAAGGTGAAGATGAAAGTGGCCGCCGAGCAATATCCATTCGTCTTTCGGGTGGCATTTCCGAAGCCGAAGAGAGAAGGCGGCGGTTGGTTGATTGAAGAGGTTTAAAAAGACCAAACTACGGAGAGTGAGATGAGCGAAGAACAGAAACAAGCCGCCTCGTTGGCACATGGGCTGACGGATGGCTGGAAATTTGACTCCGATACAGAAGGCTGGCGCGTGGAGTCCCCTAGCGGAGATTCATGCTACCTGTTCAATGCTGACAGCGAGCATGGTCAAGCTAGCGGCCCAGCTATCCGTGAAGTCTTTCGGCAACTTGTCGGCGATCTCCATTTCCATCGGCACGAGGCACTTGCTTCATCGCCGCAGCCGGCTCAGAACGCCGCCGCCCTACGCGATCTCGCACAAGCACTGGCATGGCAGTCCTTCGGGGAATGCCGCGGATACTCGGAGCGGCTTCTGTCGCCTATGGAGGCGCTGGCGGCGGCGCGCGATGTGCTTGGCATCCCTGCCGCACAGGATGCTCCGCAGGCCCAGCCGAGCGATGAGGAAATCGACGCCATCTGGAAAGAAGGCGCGCTGCGCAGGGACTTGGAGCCATCCACCCGTGGCGTGTTCCGATGGTCTGCCCGCGCTTTGCTGTCCCGCTACGGTGCCGCACCGCAGGCCGCCATTCCCGAAATCGAAGCGATGCTACGGCTCTGCGAGGACCGCGAGTGGACAGACACGAACCCCAAGACGGCCTTGGGCCAGCGCCTGGAGTCAGTGCTGATGGGCCTGCACAATGACCTGCACGAAGCGCGCGACAATGCCGCGCCGCAGGCCGGAGAGGATGCGCGGCCGGTGGCGTGGGAGGTGACGAACGATTCATTCTCATTCTGGACCGCCGTGCGCAAGGAATCGCGCGCTCGCGACATAGCTGATGAGCAGCAGCGTGCGGGCTGGCCCGGCGCGGAGGTTCGCCCGCTTGTCTACGCCACCCCGCAGCCATCAGCCCAGGCGGCGCCAGCCGTGCCGCTGACTGACCTGCATAAGTTCTATGGCGTCGAGAGCGATGCCGCCCTGATCGCTGCCCAGCAGCGCCACATCGAGAAATTGCAGGCGCGGATGCCCAGCACGCCGTCCCTCGCTCCCCAACGCCCCAGGGAGGGCTGACCATGACCATCAATCGAGAAATGCCGCGCTACGTCTGCCACAAGCAAGTCTGGGCGCTGAAGATCGCCTCACTGAAGGAAGGCGTGGAGGATAAGAATTCGGTGCTGATGAGCTTTTCTGACGAAGGCTACGCACCTATTCATGTCGATTTTGACTGGTACTACCGGCACAAGCCTGAAGCAGGCGGTTACTACGTGGTCTATCGGGACGGCTACAAGTCGTATTCGCCGGCCAAGGCATTTGAGGACGGGTACACGTTGCAAAGCGGCGCCCCTGCCGCACAGGCAGAGCATCAAGACCCAACCGACTACAAGGCCATGTTTCAGCAGGCTGTGTCCTCGCTCGCCGCGATCTCCGAAGCCATCGGCATTCCCGACGATGAGGCCGCCACGGGCGAGCCGGAAATCATCATCGACTTCATCCGGGAATTGAGGCGCGAACGCGACGAGGCGGTGGATGCGGGCTACGCCACCCATGCAGCGCTGCAGGCCCGGCCGAGCGACGACGACATCGTGGCGCTGGCTGCTGACTATAAGTCTTCAGGCATGCAATGCGGCGTGCTGGTGGATGAGTTCGATTCCATCGGCTTCGCTCGCGCGCTGCTGTCCCGCTACGGTGCCGCGCCGGAAGATCAACCTACTCTCCATTGCAAGTGCGGCGTTTGCGCGGAATGCAATTGGGCAAGGAGCCATGATGAATGAAGACGCTGCCGCGCCGCAGGCCGGAGAGTTCAAAACCGACGACCAGCTTGGCGGCCTGCTGGCCTCAATCCGAAACTACGGAAGCTGGAAATATGCCGAAGCCAAAGGTCGGGCGCAGCCTGATCTATCAGAAGTTCGGGCCGCGTGGGACGAAGTGTACGAGAAGGTGCAGGCACTAGCCGCGCAGCGCCCCACGGATGACGATCTGTGGGATAAGACGCTGAAAGAGCGCGATGATTACCACGAGATGGCCGACCAGCTCGCGGCGCAGATTGCCGCGATCACTGGCGAGGAAATCGGCGAGCACACCTACGGCGTAAACGGCTACACCCCGAAGGCAACAGCCCAGGCTGTGCCGGCCGTGCCGCTGCTCGCGAAAGATCATCAGGGCATGCGCGTGGACTACTCGGGTCTGCTCCAGCAGGCGGCCAACGCGCTGGTTCTCGGCGGCAAGGCGCCCGGCCTGGCCGAGATGCTGCGGCAGCTTCAGGGCCACATGACAGAGTTGGGGTTGCGCTGGTATGCCAGCGACACGGCCGTGGTCGATGAACTCTGCCAGCTCTACTGCGTCGGGAGAGATGCACGGGTCGCGCTCACCACCCAAGGAGCCAGCCATGACTAAGTTCCGCTGCTGGCTTCCCGAATACGGCCAGGACCGCGAGGACGGCCTCGACATGGGCGTGTTCGACTCCGAGCAGGCGGCAGCTCTGTTCATGGAAATCTACGAGACACGCAGCGCCGAATACCCGGTTGCCTCGGGAGGCACGGCTGTTGTTGCCGTCTCCACCGATGGGGATGCCCCTGAGATGTATTCGGTTTGGGGCGAACCGCGGCCTACCTATCGTGCTAGGAGGAAGTCATGATGATTGACGAAAAGGATATGCAGAGCGAGCCGAGCGCCGGCGCGCAACTCGCGGTGCCGGTAGGCGGCATGTCACGGCTACTGTGGGACGCCGCAAAGGCTATCCAGTGGCATCTGGAACCGAATAGCCCGGACGAGCATGAGGCGTTGATGAAGCGCCTATATGCAGCCGCACTTGCGCCGAGCGCATCGCCTGCCGCGCTGACGGAGGGGCAACGGGAAGCGATCCTCGAAGTCATGGACCTTGCCCGAGACGAAGGCTTGCCCGGCACCGCTGAAACGCTTCAGTCGATACTCGCCGCATCGCCTTCCGCCCCGCAACCTGCCGCGACCAATGAGGGTAGCAGCGACCGTGCAACGCGACTTCTGCACCGTTGCGCTGATCTTCAGGTGAAACTGTCCGCCGCCATTCAGGCTAACCAGCAACTGCGCGCTACCGTTGAGGAGCATACAGAGTCGGTAGTGATCAATGAGGATCTGCCGCCTCCTACCTTGCGCTGCCAATGCTGCGGGTATTTGGTGACGGAAAGCGAGCATCGAGGCTGTTTGCGCGCCGCATTGCCTGCCCCCGCAAGCGGCGCGCTAATCGAAGCACTGGAAAGCATCCGCCAATATGGGTCCGACACTCTTTCAGGCCGATCAGATGGTGGCCCTGATGATCGGAAATGGCAACGCGATGCAGTGCTGGAAATGGCGCGAAGGGCTAGCGCAGCCATCGCAGCATCGCAGGCCGAAAAGAAGGGAGAGAAATGAATGAGCTTCATCTATTCGCGGGCGCTGGTGGCGGCATCCTCGCTGGCCAGTTACTTGGACATCGCTGCATCTGTGCCGTCGAGAGAGAGCCATCTGCCCAAGCCGTCCTTGTGGAGCGACAGAACGACTGTGTTTTTCCGCCTTTCCCGATTTGGGATGATGTGCGCACCTTTGATGGCAGGCCGTGGAGGGGAATTGTTGACGTGGTGGTTGGCGGGTTTCCCTGTCAAGCCTATAGCACCGCGGCTGCGGGAAGAAATAATGCTGACGATCTCTGGCCGGAAATGCGGCGGATCGTGGCAGATGTCGCTCCCCGCTACGTATTTGCCGAGAACGTCAACCGAGGTGCAATCGACGGCGCGGCCGATGACCTCGAGCAGATGGGTTACAAAACCCGAGCAATTCCCCTTAGCGCGTCGGACCTGGGTGGTGACCATGTTCGGGTCAGGTATTGGCTACTTGCATACGCCGACGACGAAAGCGAACTACGCCGCAGCGTCCATGCAGAAATGGCCGTCAGCGCGGAATTTCGTCACCGTGTTTGGTCGGCCCACCCCGGAGAATCAGGAATGGTTGATGGGCTGGCCGGACGGGTGGACCGATACAAAGCCATTGGAAACGGGCAAATACCTATCGTGGCTGCAACTGCATGGGAAATACTCAGCGAATAAGGAGGCAGCATGACAAACACTACCAACAACCGCCCCGACACCCGCGCAATGGGGGAGAGCGCGGAGCCGGTGAAGCGCGACTTGCCCGCCATCGACAAGGCGATCAAGGACTACCTGGAGGACTACGAGCTGCGAGCCGACGAGGGCAGCCACACGCCGACCGATGGCGAACGCTTCCTGATCTATGACGCAATATCCGGGCTGCTGTCTGAGCCGGAATTCGTGGCGCTGCTCGCCGCCCCCGGTGCCGCCCAGCCGGTCATCACGGCACTACGCGACCTGGAGGCGGCCTGCGATGCGCTGTGCAGCATGCGCACGCAGGAGCAATACCTGTCGATGATCGACGGCGGTCAGCAGGACGCATTGAGCGCGCTGGACGATGCCCGCAGGGCCGCTCGTGCCGCGCTATCGGGCGCCACCGTTTCCGCCCAGGCAACGCAGGCCGAACAGACCGACTTCGCCGCCTGGCTGGCGCAGGAAATGCCGGCCGGAACCATCATCGGCGATCCGGCATGGTGGGCGCCAAGAATCCTCCGCGCGGCCCAGGCACCGGCTGTACCGCTGCTGGCGGCCGAGCACAAAGGCATGCGGGTGGACTACTCGGGCATGCTCATGCAGGCGGCCAATGCGCTGGTGCGCGGCCATAAGGAATCCGGGCTGGCCGAGATGCTGCGGCAATTCCAGGGCCACATGACCGAACTGGGCCTGCGTTGGTATGCCGGTGACACGGCAGTGGTCGATGAGCTGCTGCAACTCTACTGCGTAGCAAAGGATTCCCGCGAAGCCTGCAAGACCGCGGCTTCCACGCCTCCGGCAAGCGCGGCACCGGCTGCCCCGCAACAGAGCGAGCCGAGCGCATCGCCCGCCGTGCTGACGGAGGGGCAACGGGAAGCGATCCTCGAAGTCATGGACCTTGCCCGAGACGAAGGCTTGCCCGGCACCGCTGAAACGCTTCAGTCGATACTCGCTGCATCGCCTGCCCCATACCCGGCACAACCGTTCGCAGTAGTGATTGACCGCACGTATGATGGGGAAGGCCCGACGCTGGCGGTATGGAATGGCGAGAACTACAGCTTCTCGGATGGCGACTGCTTTGAGCGCGAGACGGATGGAACACTGGACGGCTTTGCGGCTGAATGGCTAACCCATCATCAACTAGAGCAACGCTTGCACGCGGCCGCTCCCGAGATGGCGGGCACCGTTCGCGTCGGCATGCTTGGCGCCGCTATTCCGACACCCATCGAGCAGGAGAAGTGCTGGCGCACCATCGTAGAGGACTTGGTCGAAGAACTCGAAGAGCAGGTATGCCATCGCTACCAAGGCTACCCACCCGACGACCGCCGCTTCGTACGCGACATGCTGACGGTGAAGGAAGCGAGAGAATTTCTCGAGGCCCACAAGGAGAAGCTATGACCATCCTCACGCACCTTTTCGCATTTCTCGGCGGCGCCACGGTTGGCGCTTTCTGTCTCGCCATCTTCGCGGGTGGGCGAGATGATGGAGATGAGGAATGATCTGGCCCCTTAGTGCTTCATATCTCCCCAGTGCTTTGCTTTGCAATCTCGTGGGAGAAATCGAGGCTAAGCCAAAGAAGCCACACATTCGTCTCCTGATTTGTCCGCATTTTATGTTTAGGGTTCCCGGCGAACCCGTTCACTGGTGGGAATGCAAGATCCCAGGCACATATTTGCCTTCCTACGGAAGATCACCAAAAGATGCATATGACCAATGGGTCAAGGCAGGAGGAAGCCTTTGGCCTCCAACTATCGAATGTCGGTAGCATCTGCTACTGACATTTGCAAGTTTTGAGCAACCAAACTATCATCCACATCGAACCAACGGCAATTTCTGCCACGGATTCACTTATTGGAGCTATGAAATGTCGAAAAGTGATCTGAAAGGTGGCTCCATGAGCGCCGCCGTCAACTGCGCCCAATCCGCGCGTACTAAGCCTGCGGGCGGCAAGGTTGCAGCGCCCCCGGGGCCGAAGCCAGAGCCCGTGAAGCTGAATGGTGTGCCCATCATGAAAGATCGTGGGACGTCAAAGTGACTGCCGCATCGGTGCGGATCTCGTTTCACTACGGATTCACCAACAAGCTCATTGGGAATAACTGATGACCTTCGCAGACAACGCCAAGCGCCGGATGGAATTGCGCCGCAAATTGGGCGACAGCGCAATCCGCGCCATCGAGTCGCGAGAAGACTGGCGCATGTATCTGCAATCCGCATGCAACGACATCATGTGGCGTGTACGCATGCGCCGGCATTCTGTTGGAGTGCTGAAGTAACGCGATGAGCACTAAAGAAGTGACAAAAATTGTCACTCGCAAACCTCCTGCTGCTGGCAAGGGTCGTCCGAAAGGTGCGTTGAACAAAACCACCAAGGCGGCGAAGGATGCTATCGCTCAAGCGGCAGAGGAACTTGGCGGCGCTGACCGTCTAGTGGCTTGGGCCAAAGAAGATCCAGCGAATGAGCGCATCTTCTGGGGGAGCATCTATCCGAAGCTATTGCCACTTCAGGTAACGGGAGAGGGTGGCCAGCCTCTCACCATTCAGATCGTGAAGTTCGGAGAGAGCCATGGCGACGATCCAACTTCCTAACGGATGGCGCCCGCGCCCTTATCAGCGTCCTGCCTGGGATTATCTCGAAAAGGGCGGGAAGCATGCTGAGTTGATCTGGAGTCGTCGCGCGGGCAAGGATGAGGTTGCACTCCACCGCACCGCAGTGGCCTCTTTCGAGCGCATCGGCAGTTACTGGCACATGCTCCCGATGGCTGCCCAGGCGCGTAAGGCGATCTGGAATGCGGTCAATCCACGCACCGGCAAGAAGCGTATTGACGAAGCCTTTCCGCTCCAGATCCGCAGCAAAAAGAACGATCAGGAAATGTACATCGAGTTCATCAATGGCTCGACGTGGCAGGTTCTTGGATCGGACAATTACAACGCGATGGTCGGCTCGCCTCCGGTGGGCATTGTCTATTCGGAGTGGGCGCTTTCCAATCCGGCTGCAAAGGCATACCTGCGCCCCATCATCGCCGAGAACAACGGCTGGCAGATATTCATCACCACGCCACGCGGCAAGAACCATGCATACACGACCTTCAGAGGCGCCAAAGACGATCCTGATGCCTTCGCGCAGATCCTAACTGCCAACGAGACAGGGCAATACACGCTCGAACAACTCGTAAAGCTTCGTGCCGAATATGTGCGCGACTTCGGCGAGGCAATGGGCAATGCGCTGTTCGATCAAGAGTTCATGTGCTCGTTTGAAGCGCCGATCATGGGGGCTGTCTATGCGCGCGAGCTGCGTGACGCGGCTGATCGCATCATGCGTGTGCCATACGATCCGTCCAAGCCAGTGCATCTCTTTTGGGATCTGGGCCGCGCCGACAAGACGGCCATCTGGTTCGCGCAGCTGGGCCCGTTCGAGTATCGCGTCATCGACTACATGGAAGGCGTGGGCAAGCATATCGGAGAGTACATCCCCGACCTGCAAGCCAAGCGCTATGTCTTCGGGGACTGTTGGCTACCACATGATGCGAACAATGAATTGCTCGCTTCTGCGCGTACCGTTGCACAACAACTGCGCGATGCGGGATTCAAGGTGCGTACGGTTCCCAAGACATCAATCGATACCCGTATCGAGGCTGCCCGCCTGATGTTCCCGCTCATCTACTTCGATGAGAAGCGCACGGAGGAAGGCATTACGGCACTGCGCAACTACCGATATGACGTGGATGAAGAGACGAAGCAGTTGAGCAATGCGCCTTTGCACGATTGGGCATCCCATGCTGCGGATGCGTTCGGCTACATGGCCGTCGCGCTTCGTGAACCGAAGAAACATGAACTTGCCAAACCGAAGCGACAACCCCATGCGCTGCAAACCGGCCGCTTCAATGGCCAATGGATGGGCTAAACATGGCAGATAAAGACGAAGACATTATTGCGCGCGCCCATCGTCGCTTCAAGGAAGCGCAGGAGTGGGAGGGCGACGCTCGTCAGCGCTTCAAGAACGATGTCGAATTCTTGTATGCCGACCCGGACAATCAGGCGCAATGGGATGCAGCAGTGCGCGCACGTCGCCAGATCTCTGGGCTGCCGATGGTGACGATCAACAAAGTGCATACGCATTGGCTGCATGTGGTCAATCAGATGAAGGAAAATCTGCCGGCGATCACGGTCAAGCCAACTGGCGATGAAGCGACTTATGAATCGGCGCAGATCTATGGTGCCGTGATCCGGCATATCCAGGTGAAATCACAGGCAGCGACTGCCTACAAGATCGCAGCACAGTTCCAAGTGGGCGCGGGCATTGGCTATTGGCGCCTTGTGACCGAATACGCTGATGACAATAGCTTCGATCAGGAGATCCGCATCAAGCAGGTGCCCGATCCTCTTTCGGTGTACCTAGATCCGCACATCAAGAACCTCGATGGCTCCGATGCACGCTTCGGCTTTATCTACGAAGATATGCCGCGCGACAAGTTCGAGGACAAGTACCCCCGTGTGAAGATTCCAATGGGCGCCGATAACAATGGCGTGCAGTCATGGATCATGAAGGATACGGTCCGCACGGCGAACTACTACGAGGTCGAGACGCGCAAGGAATGGCTCTATGCCATTCCGAACGATGATGGAAGCATGCGCTTTGTTCGTGAGTCCGAGATGGAGGCAAACGAGCGTGCACTGTATGCTGCGGCCCATCGGGAAGATTCGGAAGTTGTCATGCGTCGCCGCGTCGACAAGAAGACGGTGCGCCTCTATGTGATCGCCGGGAACGCCATCGCAGAAAAGGGGATTTGGCCTGGCGCCTATGTCCCCATCATCCGCGTGCCAGGCGAGGAGATCGTCATCGAAGGGCGCCTTGATCGAAAGGGCCTTATCCGGTATCAGAAGGATGCGCAGCGCGCCTACAACTACAACGCATCCGCAGCACTGGAATATGGTGCGTTGCAGAGCAAATCGCCGTGGACAGCCCCTGTCGAAGCCATCGAGGGGCTTGAGAACTATTGGGCAACTGCGAACACGCAGAACCACGCTTATCTGCCATACAACCATGCGGACGAAAATGGCAACGCCATCCCGCCTCCGCAACGTCAGCAGCCGCCGAACAGTTCTCCGGCCTATCTTGAGGGCATGCAGGTAGCTGAGCGCGAGCTGATGATGTCGAGCGGCCAATATGAGGCCACTTTCAGCGAACAGGGCAACGAGATTAGCGGGGTATCGATCACGAAGCGCCAGAAGCAGGGCGAGCGCGTAACGTTCCATTTCCCGGATGCGCTGAACGATGCGTTGCGCTTTACTGGTGTTCAACTGGTCGACCTGATTCCGAAGGTATATGACACGCGGCGCGTGCTGCGCATCATGGCCGAGGATGGCGAGCAGCAGACAGTGGTCATCGACCCGAAGCAAACCGAAGCGCTTCGCATGGAAAAAGTCGCGCAAGAGAATCGTGTCAATGCAAGCTTCAATCCGAATGTCGGCCGCTATGAAGTGGTTGTGGATCCTGGCCCGAGCTATGACACCAAGCGCGAAGAAGCTTTTGAAGCGCTCACGAATCTGATCGTTGCCAATCCGGCGATGGCCCAAGTCATCGGCGACCTCTATATGGCGGTGGCTGACTTCCCGATTGCCGACAAGTTGCGTGAGCGCATGCGTAACTGGATCAATGCTACGAACCCGGGGGTGGTTGGAGATGGCCCCACGCCGAAGGAGCAGCAATTGCTGCAGCAGCTGCAAGCCGCGGCGGATATGGTCAAGCAACTATCGGAGGCGCTGGCTGAAAAGGACCGCGCGCTGGACATCGAGAATCGGCGCCTGGACATGGAGGCACTCAATCACCTGGCGCTGCGCATGGAGAACGAGCGCGAGGCCATCACGGCTGCATTCAAGGCCGAGACGGATCGCCTCAAGTCGATCTTGGGCGCACTCGATCCCAACATCCTCGGCCTCATTGCCGAAAAGCTCGGTACTGAAGTGCTAACGGCCCCGAATCCGGGAGAAGACGTCAATCCGCCTACGATCGATCCAGCGGCAGCCTATGCAATGGGGCTGCCCACTGTCACCGATTCCAGCCCGCAACCACAAGCCGCAGCTCCATTACCCCAACAATAAACCGCCCATCAATCGAGGAAAATCATGGACCAAGTAGTAGAAACGACATCGACTGAAACGGTTGCCGCACCGAACGATGGCGCGCTCCAAGATACGCAGCAGCCAAATCAGAATGCGCAGCCGCCTGAATGGGTGCCGAAGCGCATGGGCGAACTGGCGGCGGCGCGCCGAGCAGCAGAACAACGCGCTGAGCAGATCGCAGCTGAGAATGCGCGCCTGCAACAGCAACTAGCTGCACTACAGGCCGGACAGCCCGGTGATGGGTCAGAAACCACCCCGGTTATGGCCACCCAGCAGCATCCGAATGTCGAACAGCTCGCGCGTACCTATGCCGAGCAGATGATTCAGCAGCGCATGGCCGAGCAGCAGACCAGCAGCCGCATTGCGGAGGTTGATGCCGCAGCGCGTAAGGAGTTCGGCGCTGACTATGACACGTCGGTGCAGAACCTGACGATGGCCGGCATTGGCGGCCCCGAATTCCTGTCGGTCATCACTAGCGTGCCGAACCCGGAAAAGCTCGTGACATGGCTCGGCAAGTCTGAGAATTTGGGTGAGGCCATGCGTGTGATGGGCCTTTCGCCCATGCAAATGGGAATTGAGATGACGAAACTCGCTGGGCGTGCGGCCAAGGAAATGACCAAGCAAGTCTCGAAAGCGCCCCCTCCGGTTGAGGGAGTCGATGGTGGCTCGAGCGGCGGTAGTGGTGGTTCGGAACCCAAGATGGGCACGCCGGAATGGTTCGAATACAGAAATAAAACGGCACGTCGGCGCCGTCATTAAATACAAATTCACAGTGGTTTTACTATAATTAACTTAGTTAAAACCACTTTGGATATCGACATGAAGACTTGCTCATGCTGCCGACTTGATAAGCCTTTGGAAGAGTTCAATAAAGAATCATCCCGGAAGGATGGACACCAGAGGTATTGCAGAACATGCGTCAAAGAGCGCGCGGCAAAGAGATATTCAGAGAAGCGCGAAGAACTACTCGCGCAATCGAGGGAATGGCATCTCCAGAATCGAGAGTCAGTATTGGATAGGAAAAGGACGAACTATGCCAAGAACCAAGCGAAGGAGCGTTCTCGTTCCTTGGCATGGAAGAATGCAAATCTCGGTCAGGCAAATCAAACAGCCCGCATAGCGACCATTCAAAGAGACGCGATTCCAGTGTGGGCAGATATGGAGGCCATGAAGGCAATCTATCAGGCTGCAGCAGAACTCTCACGAGCAACCGGGGCGAGATATCACGTCGATCATATTGTGCCAATACGCAATGAGATCGTATGCGGGCTTCATTGCGAAGCCAATCTCCAAGTTCTGACCCACAGCCAAAATAGCAAGAAGGGCAACCGGCACTGGCCGGACATGCCAGACTGACATTGACATCACACAAGAAATCTACTATTTTGCAGTTACTTGGCATGAAATTGCTCAAATCCTCAATTTTGTGAGCGATTAGACTCATGCGAATGGATTTCCAGGCATAAGCGAGCCGTCAATCGCTGGATTGGCCCGTCAAGTTGGTCTCCGCAGGGCAGAGACAAGTCGCGGATGCGCAAGCACCGCTCCTTCGTTCCCTGTCTCTCGATTGGAGTGCCAACGTGGCCAATAGCCTGCTCACAATCGACATGATCACCAACGAAGCCGTGCGCCTGTTCACGCAGACGAACGCCTTCCTGCGTCGTGTCGACCGTCAATACGACGACCAATTCGCCCGCACGGGCGCCAAGATCGGTAATACCCTGCGCATCCGCCTGCCCAACGATTATGTCGTGAACAACGGGCCGGCCATCACGCCGCAGGGCACCAACGAACAGAACACGACTCTCACGGTCGCCAGTCAGAAGAATGTTCCCGTTTCCTTCGGCACCGCCGAGAAGACGATGAGCCTCGATGACTTCAGCGAGCGCATCTTGGCGCCTGCAGTGAACCGCCTGGCTGCCACGATGGCGGCCGACCTGATCACCGTGGGCAATGCCGCAGCGAACCTGTCGTACAAGGTCGATGGCTCCGGCAATCTAGTTTCGCCGGACATGGGCACATGGCTCGATGCAGGCGCGAAGCTCTCCAACAACCTCGCGCCGCGGATGGATCGCACGATCATCCTCGACATGCTGACCGAGGCACGCACGATTCCCACGCTGGCCGGGCTGCTCAATCCTCAGAAGAAGATCAGCGACCAGTACGAGACTGGCATGATCACCAGCGATACGCTGGGTTTCGACTGGTATGACGACCAGACGGTGCAGATCCACACCAACGGCACGTTCACTGCGGGAACGGTCGCTGGTGCTGGCCAGACGGGCAACACCCTGACGGTCAATGCGATCACAGGCACTCTGAATAAGGGCGACATCATCACCATCCAGGGGGTGAACGCGATCAACCGACTGACTGGCCAGACACAAGGTGTCCTGCGCCAGTTCGTGGTGACTGCGAACGTCAACAGTGGCGCGACTTCGATTCCGATCTATCCGGCCATCGTGCCTGCGCCCGCGGCATTCAACACCGTGACCGCTTCGCCGGGTAACACCGCGCCGATCTCGCTCGTGCTGCCTGCCAGCGCGCAGTACCGCCAGAACTTGGCCTTCTATCCGGAAGCTTTCACGCTGGCGACTGCGGATCTCGAAATGCCGACCGCCGGCGTGGTGTCGTCCGCGCGCGCGATGTTCGATGGGGTGTCCATGCGGATGATCGAAGCATACGACGTGATGTCGGACAGCCTGATCACGCGCCTGGACATTCTCTACGGCTTCGCTGCAATCCGTCCGGAATGGGCCGTCGCCGTCGCCGACGTTCTGTAACGCGCTCCGTCCCGAGCATCTCCTCCTCGATGTGTGGGATTTGGGGCGTCTCTTAACGGGGACGCCCCTGTTTTCGAAGGGAAGCAGTCATGCACAACAACCGCGAATTCACCTCCGAATATGTCTTTCAAGAGTTCCCGAAGTGGGTGACGTTGGCCGATGGCTCGATGTTGCTGGTCAACAGCGTGGAAGAAGAAGCCGTGGTGATTGGCCCGAAAGAGCCTGAGCAAGAAGGCGACGCCACTGCACAAGCCGACAAGGCTGCACTGCTCGAGCAAGCGCGTGCACTAGGGCTGGATCCGCATGCCAACACCGGCGTGGAAAAGCTGAAACAACTCATCTCTGAAGCGAAATCCTGAACAGGAGCCTCATCATGAAAAAGATTCTTTCCCTGACGGCGCTTGCCATTGGCGTCTGCCTCTCGATGGCAGCCAATGCGCAATTCGTACCAACCGCAGCATTCCAGACCATCACTAACCAGTGCGGTACCTACTTCAAGCAGGGCAGCACGTTTTACGATGGCGCCGGCAATAGCGTTGGCTCCGCACTCCCGTTCTGCGCGGGTTCTCTGAGCACCCAGAACGGTGCGAGCGTGCAGATGCAACCCGCACAGTTCACGGTGGCCACGCTGCCCACGTGCAATGCATCCTCGAAAGCCCTGCTGCTGGTCGTGACCGATGCAACGTCGCCTACTTACAACGCATCCTTGACTGGCGGCGGCGCTGTGACAGTGCCAGTGGTGTGCAACGGCTCTGCCTGGACCTCTCACTAACATGTCCAGTCCTCTGCCGACAACCCCCCGCGACATCATCAACCTTGCGCTGAAGACGGCCAACGTCCTCGGCGTGGGGCAAACCGCGTCGGCAGAGGATACGAACGACAGTTTCAATTTGCTGAACATGATGATGGCGCAGTGGCAGCGCCGTCGCTACATGGTCTATCAGCTGATCGATTCGGCAAAACAGGCAACAGGACAGCAATCCTACACCGTAGGCCCGGGCGGCGATTTCAACATGCCGCGGCCTTCCAAACTTGAGTTCGCGTACTTTCGGCAGAACGTGGCCACTCCGCTGCCCGTGGATTATCCGCTTGAGATCCTTCGCGCGCGCGAGGACTACAGCCGGATCAGCATCAAGACCTTGAACGCTTTCCCACAGTTTGCTTTCTACGATGGCGGCAACCCGCTAGGCAATCTCTATGTCTGGCCGATCCCCAACGATCAGTATGAAATCCACATCGTGGTCATGCAGCAGATCCAGCAGTTCGTGAATCTGAGTGACCAGATCATTTTGCCGCCTGAGTATAAAGCCGCGCTCATGTGGAATTTGACGCTGGAACTGTACCCATTCTATGGCTTGCCGGTAAGCGACGTGGTCAAGGGAAAGGCGGAGGCCTCGATGCGCATCATCGAGGAAGCCAATGCACAGATTCCACAGTTGCAGATGCCGGCAGCACTGCGGGCTGCGAGTGGCACCTACAACATTTATGGTGACTTCTATATCGGGAGCAATGGGCCATGAAAGCCGCGCTCACGATTGGGGCCTACGAAGCGCGCAGTGTGTTGGCGAGCGCTCAACGGTCGGTGAACCTGTATATGGAGCCGAACCCAAAAGATTCCCCGTTTCCGTACATGCTCTATCCGATGCCGGGGCTAGTCACAGTTGTCACTGCGGTTCCCAATATCGCGGACGGCTGGCGCGGACTGTACTGGGCTACCAATGACCGTGGCTATGGGGTATGCGGCGACACGATGTATGCCATTGACGAGAATATGGCTCTCCATGAGCTAGGCCAGCTTAGTTCGTACCAGGGCATCGTCCATATGGTTGACAACGGCACGACGCTGATCGTAGTCGATGGGACGCCGAACGGCTATCAGGTGACGCTGGCTGATGATTCGTTCGCGCTCATCAATCAGGGTGCGTTCTACGGCGCTGACTACATCGATATGGTGGATGGGTTCTTTGTCCTCAATCGACCCAATACCAGCCAGTGGTATATCTCGCTGAACAATCAGGCAAGCTTCGATGCGACTGACTTCGCTTCCAAGAATGGATTCCCGGACAAGGTGGTTGGTGTCGGCGTCGCACGCCGCTACCTCTATCTCTTTGGCCAGTTGACTAGCGAAGTATGGTTCAACGCCGGCAACACAGCATTCCCATTCGAGCGCCTGCCGGGTGTGTTCATGCAGTATGGATGCATGAATGCCAATACTATCGCGCAGATGGATGGGGATTTCTGTTGGCTGGCACGTTCAGAGCAAGGCGACCGAATCATCTGCCGCGCTCAACAGTTCCAGGCGACGAAGATTTCCACCTTCGCGATGGATAACGAAATCGCGGGCTATGACACGGTTGACGATGCCTTCGCCTATACCTTCCAAAGTCTTGGCCATACCTTCTATGTGATTACCTTCCCGACGGCACAAAAGACATGGTGCTATGACCTTTCGACCGAGCAATGGTGCGAATGGCTGTCTATCGATGAGAATGGCAAGTTCCAGCGCCATCGGTCCAACTGCTATGCGCTGTTGTATGGGCGCCGCATCGTAGGGGATTTCGAGAATGGCAATCTCTATGCGGTAGAGCCAGAGGCCTATCTTGACAATGGTCAGCCGATTCCGCGGCTACGCGGCTTCTATCACGGCGTGGATGATGATTCTAGCCGTCTGAGCTATCGCGAATTCATTGCCGACATGGAAGTCGGCAACGGTGCTGGCAACGTCGAAGTGCCTCTGTATCTTCGCTGGAGCGACACCCGAGGCAAGTCTTGGGGGAACGCTATCGAGACGAGTCTTGGCCTCGAAGGGGAATATATCAAGTCACTGCAGTTTCAACGGCTCGGCATGGCCCGCGACCGAGTATTTGAACTATGGTGGTCAGCGCCGGTGCGCACAGCGCTATCGGGCGCCTGGGTGCAGGTCAGCAAGAATAACGAGTGACGATCATGGCCAACCTGCAAAGTGACGTCCCTCTCATGAATGCTCCGATTGCCGATCCAAAGACCGGCGTCATTACGGAAGCATGGCTGCTGTTCCTGATCCAACTTTGGCGCCGTACTGGCGGCGGTGCCGGAGACACGCCTACAAGCATCACACTGGATGATGTGTTCAGTGTGGAACAGACCTTTGGCATTCCTGGGCCTACGGATGCGGCGCGCGAAGTATTGGCCGATGAAGCAACACTGGCACAGTCTAGCCGCCAAGAAGCGTTGCTAGAAATGATCTTCGCGCCCGCGGCGATGCAGATTGATGTGGTGGATAACACATTCACATCTGGAACTGACTTCACGCCTGGTACAACGACAGCGCTGACACTGACAAAGGTTTTTGGCGCTATTCCGCGGCTATGGGTGTACTTCGATGGCGTCTTTCAGGGCGATGATCAGATTTCTTCTCTTGTGGGCCTGACTTTGACATTCACCGCGCCGATTCCTGTCGGCGTTACCAAGGTCTACGTCAAGGGCTTACTGCTGGGGTAATAAATGCAACGGATTCCAAAGGCAATCCTCGCGGCACAACTAACCACTTCGGCAGCCACGTATTACATGGCGCCATCCGGAACGGTCGGGACCGTCAATAACCTGTCGTTCACCAATACGACGGCGGCTGTTGTCAAGGTAACGGTGCATCGCGTTCCCTCGAGCGGCGCCGCTTCTGCTGGCAACATGCTCGTGTCCGCCTATTCGCTGTCCCCGGGTCAGACCTATGTGCCGCCGCAATGTATCGGTCTGCAACTAGAGCCCGGCATGACCCTTCAGGCATTGGCTGACACAGCAACCGCAGTGACGGTACTGGGCGGCGTTTATGAAACTTCTGGGAGTTAAATGATGACTAAATTCCTTGGCGTGGCCACCGATGAACCTACCGTCGCGTCGCTGTCCTTTACCGAGGCGCCGGCTGATAAGGTGACTTCGATCTATCGCATCAACGTGACGCTCTCGCCTGCGCAGGTCGCAGCGAATACGACTGCCGAACAGACCTTCACGGTGGCTGGTGTGCGCGTGGGTGATGTGGTGTACGTGAGCAAGCCAACCGCACAGGCGGGGCTCGGCATCGTCAACGTGCGGGCCAGCGCTTCGAACCAGATCGCTGTCACGTTCTCGAACAATACGGGGACGCCGATCACGCCGACTGCAAGTGAGGACTATCAAGTCGGGGGCATTCGCTGATGCGTAACTTCTTGAAAATCGCCCAAGGCGTCGACGTGATGCCGCTGCTCGTTGCTCTACATCAGCGGCCCGATCTCTGGGATCAGAATAGATTGCGCACCACGCATGAGCTGACGCCTCACAAGCAGGTTTCGGACATCTGGCTGCGCTTCAACGACCTCAATAAGTATGAGCAGACCGGAGATCCCTCATCTGTCATCGACGAGCACGAATCGATCTGCTATCCGGCCTTCCACGCCCTACCTCAAGCCCGCCAGATGATCATGAATCTTATGGCGCGTGTTGAGGGCATCAGATTGGGCCGCTGCTTGATCACGCGCCTCATGCCCGGGAGAAAGATCGATCCACACGTCGACGGCGGGGAGCATGCCGCCTATTACGAGCGCTTCCATGTGGTGCTGCAAGGCAATCCGGGAAGCATCTTCAGGTGCGGCGACGAAACAGTGCAGATGCTCACCGGAGAGGTTTGGTGGTTCGATAACTCGGTCGAGCATGAGGTGATCAACAACAGTGCCGAGGAGCGGCTGCATCTTATCGTGGATATCAGGACCATCAAATGATCACCTTCGCCATCGAGCGGTTCTCGGATGTCTACGGCGAGCTGTTGCCCCTGCTGGATCGGCATTACGCCGAGATCTCGACCCACAAGGACCATGACGTCCCGCTGGATCCGATGGTCGAGGTCTATCGCGCGAGAGAGGCAGATGGCTCGCTGATGATGGTGATCGGGCGTGAAGAAGGGGTGATTGTGGCCTATCTCGTGGCATTCGTCGCGCCGGGGCTGCACTACCGCTCGTGCCTCACCTGCTCTCCGGACATCTTCTTCGTGCGCGAGGACAAGCGCACTGGCATGGCCGGAATCAGGATGATGCGTTTCGTGGAAAAGGAATTGCGCCGCCGCGGCGTGAAACGCTGGGCGATGGGTAGCAAGGTTCAGCATGATGCCTCTGCGCTGTTTCGCTATCTCGACTTCAAGCCGGTCGAGACGATGCATGAAAAGTGGCTGTAACGGAGAACTGAAATGGTCGCAGCAGCAGTGGGCATCGGTACTGCCGTAGCAGGAACTGCGGGTGCCGCTATGTCCTCAAGCGCCGCAAAAAGCGCAGCCAATACGCAAGCCGACGCGGCAAATCGTGCTGCCGATCTGCAGTGGCAGCAGTTTCAGCAGATGCAGCAGAATCTGCAGCCGTACATGGACCTTGGCAGCAATTCCATTTCTGGATTGCAAGCCCTCCTGAACGGAGGTGGACTCACGCAGCAATTCAACTTTAACCCATCGCAGAAACAACTCGAGCAGACGCCGGGCTATCAATTTACGCTTCAGCAGGGGCTCAAGGGTGTAGACAATGCCGCAGCCGCAAAAGGGTTGAATCTTTCCGGCGCACAGTTGAAGGGCATTTCTGACTATACGACTGGGTTAGCAGACCAGACCTACCAGCAGCAATACCAGAATGCGCTGCAACAGTTCATGACGAACTATGGCATCAACTCTGATCAGTACAACCGGTTCGCTGGTTTAGTTGGGCTGGGCCAGAATGCGGCGGCGGGCGTTGGGAACGCAGGATTGCAAACCGCCGCCAATGCTGGCGGAATGTTGGTCGGAGGCGCGAATGCTCAGGCAGCCGGCCAAGTCGGTGCTGCGAATGCAATCAGTGGCGGCATTGGTTCCATCGGGTCGGGGGTTGGGCTCTATTCGCTTTTGAGGAACAACAACAATCCTTTTAGCTCGGGGTCGTGGGCGACGCAATACAACGCAAACGACCCCAGCACCTACTTTAACGATCCGAACGCATACGGTTGAACCTCATGGCCCAGATCGACGCATCCATTCCGCTTGGCATCAAGCCCCCACAAACAGGGCTGGCTCAACTTGGTCAGACCGTGGATACCGCGCGCGGGCTTATCGGCCTGCAGTCTGCCTCGCAGCAGCTGGGGGCCAATCAGATCATCTCGCAGGCCTATCAGCAAGCGACCGACCCACAGACCGGCCAAGTAGATTTTGGCAAGCTTCAAGCCCTCGCCACGCAGGGTGGTGCAGGGGCATTCCTGCCTGATTTCATGGCGAAGATCGCCTCTCAGCGCAATCAGCAATTGACGTATGACACAGGCAAACTGGAACTGGCACTGAAGCAACAGACCGATATTCGCAACCGGATTGGCTCTCTTATGTCTTCGCCAAACTATGGCAAAGGCGACCTGAAAAACGAGATCATCGGAGCAATGGGCCAAGCTTTGGCATCTGGCACGTTGCCGCTCGAACAAGCGCAGCGAGAGGTGGCTAGTATCCCTGCTGAGCCTGCAGCACAAGCCGAATGGGTCAAGCAGCATTACCTGAATTCGCTGTCGGGGGAAGCCAAGATTCAAGCCATGCTGCCGCGCACGCAGGTGCTGAATACGGGCGCCCAAACGCAGGTGCTGAACATCGACCCGCTGACCGGCAAGCCCAGCATCGCCGGTTCTCTGCAAAACACGTTAACGCCTGGCGAAGCCTCCGCAGAAGTCCCGGGCGTCACGCCGGAAGGCACGCCCTACACCATGACGCGCGCCCAGCGTCTTGCAATGCTGCCTGGTGCGATTGGCGGCCCTCCGGGAGCAAGTGGGGCCTACACGGGCCGCTTCCCGGGAGCAGAGGGAACACCCGCGGGCGCCCCTAGCGCTGCTCCGGTTCCTGCGGGAGCATTGCAAACGGGTCTTTCCCCAGCAGCACAGGCGACGCAAGCATCCGGCGCCAGTGCGCAAGCCAGCCAATCGGCTACGGCGGCACAACAACTCCATGACTCGGCGGCAGATGTGCCGATGCGTATCAGTCTTCTGAATCAGGCACGCGATGCACTGGGTGGGATCAATACGGGCCCGGGCTCGGACTGGCGCAATACGGCCAAGTCGTTCGCCAATGCGCTGGCGCCTGATGTTGCCAAGAAAATCGGCTGGACTGGCGAGGTGAAGGACTTCGATGAGTTTAAGAAGATCCTGACGAACTATGCATCGTCGGTGTCGGGTTCGTTAGGTACCGGAACGGATGCGCGCTTGAATGCCGCAGTGACGGGGAATGCCAACCCTAATATCTCGAAGCTCGCCAACGATGACATCCTCGTGAAGACGATTGCCGCGGAGAAGATGCGCGCCGCGCAGGACTATGCCTGGCAGAATTCCGGTAACACGCCGGACAAGTTCAATCAGTGGCAGTCGCAGTGGAACAAGAATGTCAGCCCGGACGCATTTGCCTTCGTGGAGATGAACCCGACTCAGCAGAAAGATTTTCTCGCGCGACAGCAAAAGGCCGGGGCACTCGGTAAGTTCAAATCCGATCTTGGCAATCTGGTGCGTAGCGGCGTCATCTCGATGCCCGGAGGCCAGTGATGGCAAAGCAGCCTGATATTTCGCCTTTCGTCCAAGCTTCGGCACAGCGCTGGAATGTCGACCCTGCGCTGTCGTCCTCTGTCATTCAACAGGAATCGAGCGGCAATCCGGGCGCAGTGAATACGGAAGGTGGCGGCCAAGGTGCATATGGCGCCATGCAAGTCCGTCAAGCAGCATTGGCAGATTACAACAAGGCAAATGGTACCAAGTACAGCATGCAGGATCTGCTGAAGCCTCAGATCGGGGTAGATGTGGGTACTTGGTATTTGTCGCAACAACTGGATCAGTTCAATGATCCGGTGAAGGCGCTGATCGCCTATAAGCAAGGGCCAAACTCGCCAGATGTTGCCAAGGGCGTCCATCCGTATGCCAATCAGGTGATGGGACGGCTCCAGGGCGCGCCGTCCAAACCGGCCACGCTCCCCGGCGTTCCATCTGCACCACAGCCTAGCGCAGCAGATGATGATGCGATTCTGGCCGCTTTCTCGAAAGGCGGCGCCGCTCCGGGAAATGCCGCAGCGCGCCCAGACAGCGATGACGCCATCCTGTCGGCCTTCACCAAGGCACCCTCGGAAGCGCCTGCGGCAAAGCCCGCATCTGTGCCACAACAGACCCCAGCCGCACCTACCGCAGAAGCGCCCGGGAAACTCGAGTCTTTCGGTGCCGGTCTTGGGCATGGCTTCGGCAGCATCATGTTAGGTGGTCAGCAATTGATCGGAAAGGGACTATCGGCTCTTGGCGCAGAGAAGGCGGGTAACTGGCTAGTCAATGATGCGAATGCTGGGTTGCGCAAGATCGGCGGTGAGTTTGATCCTTACCAGCAGACCAACCCTCTGACGGCCACGGCCGGCGACATCGGCGGCTCCATCGTGGCCACGGCGCCATTGGCTGCCGCAGCGCCAGTCGCGCGAACCATGGGCGGCGCGGCTGGTATCGGCGCAGGTCTCGGGGCTGCAAATGCCGCGCTGACGCCAGTTGCGCCGGATAGCCAGAATTTTGCCGTTGACAAGTTGAAGCAGATTGGGACTGGCGCAGCTGTGGGAGGTATTATTTCTCCACTGGCGCGCCTCGCTGGAAACATGATCTCTCCGAATGTCTCTGGGGATGTGCAAACATTGATGAGCAAAGGAGTGACGCCTACACCAGGCCAGATCCTTGGCGGAGGTACCGCACGTACGGAAGCGAAATTGAGTAGCGTTCCAGTGCTGGGAGATATGATCAAAAATGCCCAGCAGCGCGCGGTGAATGATTTCAACCGGGCTGCCTATAACGAAGCGCTGGCACCTATCGGCAAGAAGTTCAGCGGAGAAATCGGCCAATCTGGTATCGAAAAGGTTGGGCAGGAAATCGGAAAAGTCTATGACGATGTGCTGCCCAAGATGCAGTTGAAGGTCGATCCGCGGTTCCAGTCTGATGTGACGCAACTCGGACAGATGGCACAGGGTCTCCCTGAACAGCAACAAAAAACGTTCATGAATATTTTGCGCACCCAAATCTTTGGGAAGCTAGGGCCGCAGAATATAATGGATGGTACTGATTTGAAGGGTGTCCAGAGCGAACTAGCCCGCACTGCCAAGGGCTATCTTGGGGATGCCTCATTCGATAATCGTCAACTTGGCGCAGCAGTCAGCGCGCTGCGTGACGCTGTGGATGGCAACCTGACGCGCGTGAATGCGCCTGATCTTGCCAAGAAGCTGAGTGATGCTAATCAGGCATGGGCCAATTTTGTTCGACTACGCACGGCTGCAGCGTCGACTGGCGCAATGAACAATGAAGGCATCTTCACGGCAGCGCAGTTGCAGAGTGCGGTGCGTTCGGCTGATAAATCTGTTGGTAAGGGAGCCACAGCAACCGGGAACGCCCTAATGCAGGATCTGTCCGGAGCCGGTCAACGTGTCCTAGGGGGCAAATATCCGGATTCTGGAACCGCGGGGCGTGGCCTGATGGCGCTGCTGGCGCCTGGCTCCATTGGCGCGGGTCTCGTATCAGCGCCTGGACCTACGCTGGCGACCCTGGGCAGTATTGGTGTGGGATCTCTGCCTTATACGCAGGTCGGCCAGCGTCTAGCGGCGGCGCTTTTGACACAACGCCCACAATTTGCCCAGCCTATAGGCAATGTAGTACGTGATTATGGGACGCTGCTCGCCCCCGGATTGGTTCCTTCGTTGCTTCCTGGCAGCCAATGAACAACGGATGCCATAGATAACGGCTGAACCTACGGTGGTTCCGATGATGCGCAATGTTTCGTCGGTTATAATGATGAAGGTCTAGTCGAGCCTTAAATCGTCGGAAAGCCCGTGAAGCAGTCTCCTAGGGCAGAGACAGAAATCGGTGCGTGTGCGCCTTTTGCTGCCTTTGGCTATTTCCATGACTGCTTCGATTCTCCCCAATGCTGTAACGCATTTCGATGATAACAACGGCAATCCGCTTGCCGGGGGACAGGTTTTTTTCTACATCCCGAATACTTCCACACTCAAAAATACGTGGCAGGATCCTGAGCAAACCATCCTCAATACTAATCCTGTGATCCTCGACTCTCGCGGGGAGGCCATCATCTGGGGCAGCGGCACTTACCGCCAGGTGGTGAAGGATTCTGACGGGAATCTGATCTGGGATCGTATCACGGAAGATCCCAACGCCGGCCTGACCGGGAACATGACTGATGACATGTTCACCGCAGGAGTGGATTTTACGCCTGGCGTAACGACGACTCTGACATTGAGCATCGGAGCTGGATCCCTTGGGAATGTGTGGATATTCTTCGATGGCGTCTTTCAGGGCGATGATCAGATTTCTTCTCTTGTGGGCCTGACTTTGACATTCACCGCGCCGATTCCTGTCGGCGTTACCAAGGTCACGGTCAAGATCGGCAATACGATTGCAATCGGAATACCGGGCGCCGGCACTGTGACGGATGCCTCTGTCGCGCTCAATGCTGCGATCAAAAGTTCAAAACTCTCATTCCTTCAGGCTGGTACGGGCGCAGTCAGTCGAACAGTCCAATCCAAGTTGCGCGAGTTCGTCAGCGTGACCGACTATGGAGCAGTGGGAGACGGCATTATTGATGACACTGCAAAAATTCAGGCAGCTATCGATGCCAACAAAGGCGGCGCTATTATTTTCCCGGCCGGGAAAATCTTCCTGTCGGCAGGGATCATGCTCAATGATTCGACGTATAACAACACCATTCTGATTTTCGATGGCTGGTGCAAGCTAAAACCGGACGGCGGAAACATAAATTTCGGTGGATCGTGGGTTGGCCTTATCATTAAAGACTGTGATGGCGTGATAATGAATCCCAAATGGGATGGAAATCGCTCCGCCATGTCCGATAATGAACACATTCATTGCGTTGGTTTTGCTGGCGCAAGGAATGTGTACATCCCCGACATGATGGTCAAGGAAATCCGTGCAGACGGGCTCTACATCGGCCAAAAAGATTGGCTGTCTAATAGCGATAATTCTACGCAGATTAAGATTGGCGCATTCAACGCATTCAATTCTGCAGATGATGGCCGCAATGCTATCTCCATCATTTCAGGAACGATCATCGACATTGATACGGTCCGGTCTATTAATGTAGGCGGCATTGTCGGTGGATTCACAATGCCCGGGGGTGTTGATATCGAGCCAGACCACGGCTATCAGACATGCGCCAACATACGTATTGGTTACGCAGATATTATTACAGCTGGAACTTCGGGCCTTGGCGTCTTCGGTAAATCTATCTCTGGTGATGATTCGGCTCGCGACTGGAACTGTTTCAATATTCTAATTGAGGACTGCAACATCCTGAAGACAGGTACTTCGGGGGCATCGCTATCTTCCACTCCTTTCACGCGCGTGGCGGATCTTAAGGTCAAAGGCGTGCTGTCGTATAACAGCACGCGCGGGGCAGGTCCAGATCATGATTATTCTCAGCGCATCGACGCAGATTGGACCGTTACGAACGTAACTAATGGCGTTGTTGTCGGGCCCTCCAATACGGTTATCGATTTCTCTATCCGTGCGGAGGTTTCCAATTACACATTGGCCGGTATTCGCGTATCGGGATGCTCCCGCGGAAGATTTACCGGATGGATTTATGGGGCAGTAGGTGGAACGGCCTTTTCGATACAATGCCATGATAGTGGTCGCGCTGGCTTGACGCAGGAAGATGTCGCATACGAAGTCGATACTCCATATGACGGAACTACACTACGTGCTTTCCGAAATGAACCAGGAAATCTTGTTTCTCTTGGTAAAGGATGCATCGTACGAAACTGCGACTGGACCGGCTATCCGAACCAGGGTGCCACGAATGATGCTGCGATCCGTACCGAAAATGTCCTGGGATGGACAAATGCCACGGCTGTGCCGACTTCCGGAACTTGGTTTTTCGGCACGTTTGTTAAGAACGATGTTCCTGCCCAAGCATCAGGGAAAATCATGATCGGCTGGTCTCGTCTTAATACCGGCAGCAACAATGTGCTCAACAATGATTGGTCGCAGGTCTTCGCAACTATTTCCTGAGAGATGAACATGAAACATTTCTTCGCATTCATCGGTATTTCGCTATGGGTGGCTGTTCTTTCCGCCGCCACGCTGACTCCAATTCAGCTTCTGAACCCAGCGGGATCGACAGCCGGTCAAGCGATCATTTCGACTGGTCCAAGCACTGCACCCGCATGGAGTACGCCGTCTCTGGCTGCGCCTGGACCTATAGGCAATACCACGCCGAGCACAGGAGCTTTTACCGCGTTATCTGCCACAGGTGCGATCACGCCTTCTTCGACTGCCGGTATCGTAGGGACTACTACCAACAACAACGCGGCTGCGGGCAGCGTTGGCGAGTACGTCGAATCACAGGTATCGACGGTTGCGATCACGAGTGGGGCGACGATCAACGTCACCACGATCTCGTTGACGGCTGGCGACTGGGATCTCGACGGAAACTGCTACTACAACGCAGGCGCTGGCGCATCGATTTCCGCGCAGGCATGTGCGGTCAATACAACTAGCGCTACATTGCCGGCGGCGCGACTGCGCACGCTCTATTCCTACAGCGGCACCACAGCGGTAGCGCAAAGCGCGATCGCGCCGACGCAGCGCATTTCCATCGCCTCGACGACGACCGTGTATCTGATCGGCTTCGCCGACTATGCAGGCGGCACCGTGACTGTCGACGGCATCATCCGCGCGCGGCGAGTGCGATAGGCCATGAAAACGTCGACCGCGGGCGTCCAGGCGATCAAGGTACGGGAAGGCTTGGTGCTTGAGGCGTACCCCGATCCAGGAACGCATGGCGCGCCTTGGACCATCGGATACGGCCATACCGGCCGTGACGTGTACAAGGGACTGCGGATCAACGAGGCGCAGGCTGACGCCTATCTCGCTGCAGATGTGGCAGCCGCAGAGCGGGTGGTGGCCCGCGCGGTAGATGTCGAGCTCACGCAGGCCCAGTTCGACGCACTGGTGTCGTTCGTGCTGAACGTGGGGGCTGGCGCCAAGGGCGTCAAGGATGGGTTCGTGACGCTCAAGAGTGGCCAACCATCCACCATGCTGCGCAAGATCAACGCGAACGACCTCATCGGCGCGGCGGCCGAGTTTCCGAAGTGGAATCGCGCTGCGGGACGCGTGCTCCCCGGGTTGGTCGCCCGGCGCGCCAGCGAGAAATCTCAATTCTTGACGGGGAAACCATGACAGACGATCAGACCACCTGGCTCAAGCTGGGGGCAGGCGTCCTTGTTGGCGGGCTGCTTTCGCTTCGCAATCTTCCGGGGAACAGGTGGCAGCGCGCAGGGTCGTTCATCCTGAGCATTGCCCTCGGCACGATCATCGGGCTGGCCGCTATCGAGTATTTCCATCTCGACATGCGCAGCTGGACCGCGGTGCTCGCTGTGGCGACTTCTACTGCCTTCGGTTTTGCTGTGGCCATCAACGCCATGCAGCAGATCCCCGAAGCGTTGAAGGCACTGATGCGGCGCTTCCTCGGGAGCTGATATGCAAACCATCAACCTGGTGGCCAACGCCATCATTTTCCTCGGATCGTTCTGGGCGCTCTACACCCAGAAGGTGCCGACCCGTACCGGCGGCGCCGTGGTACTCGCGCTGCTGTCCCTTGGCGCGCTGGGCAACATGAGCGCGCCCCAGGCTTGCCACAGCGGCCCGGAGATCGGGCTTAATGTCGCCGTCGCGATGGGGGTGCTCTGGGCCTTCTGGCGGCTGGAACTGCGGCATCTAGTGAAGCGGGGGCACGCATGAGCATCCTCGACCCGCGCGTGTGGATCGCTTGTGCGCTAGCGCTGCTGATGGCATATGGCGGTGGCCGCTGGCAGCAATCCCGAGCGGACGCGGCCGCCTACCAAGCCAAGACGACTGCCGCGGCGCTGGATGCCGCCCGCGTTCAGGTCAAGGCGGTGGATGATGCCAGGATCGAGGAACAGCGCCGCACCACTGCCCAAACGGAGATAGCCAATGCTGCAACGAAAGAAATGGTCGGCGCGCGCGCTGATGCTGCTACTGCCAACGATGCTGCTGGCCGCCTGCGCCAGCGAGTTAACGAGCTACTTGCCGCCGCCAGAGCCCCCAAAGATCCCACCACTCCCAGCGCAGGCGAGGCAGCCGGCGACGCCGCAAATCTGCTCTCCGACCTGTTCCTCGAATCTGTCGAGCGCAATCGAAGGTTGGCAGAAACGGCTGACGCCGCCCGGATCGCAGGGAAGGCCTGCGAAAGAGCCTACGATGCGTTAATGCCTAAGGTATCAGCGCCGCCAGCATCGGTCCCACAATAATCTTAGAACCACGCCGCAGCTGGATCGCGGCGGATCAAAGTCCCGGCACGCTCGGCATATCGCAAGCGCCTGCGTGCGTTCTTCGCATCGATCATTTCCGGCCGTTCATTCAGCATCTTCTTGCGCCATTTCGCTGAGGCTGCACTATGAGATATCGGCGCCGGCTTCGGTGTATCTTCGCCCGGCCCAAGTGCCCATCGCGGCATCTTCATGCGGTGCCCAACCCATCCGACGATATGTAAACGCTCCGGATGATGGCGTTTCAGCTGGAGCGAGATATAAGCGCTATGGAATCCGGTGAGAATGGAGAGTTCCTTAGATGATCTCGCCACCCCATCGGAAAGCACACGCTGAATCATGCGCCACGTCACGCATTCGTCGCGCTGCACCGTCTTGTTGCGCGCAGGCAGACCAAGAGCATGTGCCCGGCAGAAGATCGAGGATTGGCTGCGCCCTGGGAAGTCAGTGAACCACTTCCGCACAGGAATGCCATTCGCCCAATACTCACGCAGTTTGGCGTCATCTTCTTCTGTCCAGTGTGTCCAGGCTTTCATCTCTTCCCCTTATCTTCTAGCGCCATCACGCATCACCAGGCGCTCCAATGTGCTCGCCTTGATCTCTGCGGCTTCGGCACGACCTTTGGCATTATCGAGCGCATATCGGAGCCTTCGAATCTCATCAGCAGCATCTTTCCTTAGCTGCCTAGCTTCGGCGCTTTCGGTGAATTCGTTGTGCGAGTCGAGGCGGGATAGGAGGTTCATGATGTGCGCTCCTGGCTCAATGAATAAAAAGGCCGCGCGCCTCGGACGGGGAATCGACGCACGGCTAGGGATAATCAGGCGCCGGTCAGGACCTCGCGGCGATCCATGTAGGCTTGCTCGAGCTTCACGCGCTCGTTTTCGGGATAGTCACGGACCTCATCGGCGCAGATATCGAGTACGTCGACGTCCTGGCACTTCTGGATGCGGTCGAGCATCGTGGCGTAGGGTTGGAGGGTCATGCTCTGCTGCTGCGCGCGCTGGTCGGTGATCTCGCCCGTTTGCGGGTCGTACTGCGGCACGTTGCCGGTGTCCGGGTCGGTGACGGTGACGAAATCGCCCTCGATCACGGCATGCTTGCCTTCATCGACCGCGCTGCTCAACGCAACGGCATTCGACAACTCAATAGATTTCGGCATGTACTTGATCACCTGCAGCAGCGGGATCTTGCGGGCATACATCTCCGGGTCGCGGAAACTGTAATGCTTGCCACCCTGCTTGTTGTACTTGTCGCGGTGCTTCCAGATCTTCTTGATCGTCCAGACCTCGATCACCGGCAGCTGCGAGCCGTTGACGCGGCCCACGGCGTAGACGTGCGTGAGTTTGTCCGGATCGTTCTCTTCGCCTGGCTTGTGGCGGATGAAGGGGGAATCGCCTAGGGCATAGTCGAAGTCATCGCCCTCGAATACGGCGCCGGTCCACACGGTGGCACGGCCACTGCGCGATACCAGGTCAACTAGCCCCTTCCAGCCCGGCACGAAGGTGCAGGTGCGACCGTAAGGCACGAGGAAGCCTTGCCCGTCGACGTTGATCTCAAGACCAAGCGTCGAGGCCGTCATGATCGCGCCGAGGATCGACTTCGGCTCGCACTCCTGCAACTTCGGCGTGGTGCTGAATGCCGTCACGGCGAGGCGAGCCATGCGGTCTGCCGTCAGATGCTTCGGCAGAGCAAGCGCCATTTGCGGCTTGAACTTCTCAAGGAAGTTGCTGAACGATGCGACCGGGTTTTCTTTCTTGCCGGTGGCGACAGTTTTCAGGTTGGCGGTGCTCATTGGGATTTTCCTTTCTTCAGGCGGAGAACGCGAATTTCTTTGGTGCGCTTGTACTTGGCGGCCACGTCCGGCAGATCGGCTTCGAGGGCCTTACCGTCGAGCCGCGTATCGTTCTGGTTCTTCCAGGAGGCGATCTCGTGACCGCCAGCCGTGAGGAAGGCATTCGGCTGCATGAATGCGGTGATGCGGTATTGCAGGTCCTCTTCCTCGGATTCCAGCAGCTTGATCTTGGCTTTCACTTCGGCCAGCCGATACACCGCGTCACGGGTCTTCGAATCCGCCTCAATGGTGCCGCCGTTCGACTTCTTGTAGATTTCCTTGCAGTCGTCAAAGTCGATGGGGTCAGGCTCCACGTCCGCGATCACGCATTCGTTCCAGAACTCGACCACGCGCTTGCGGATGCCGGTGATGGTCTCTTCGTCGCGTTCCACCCAGTAGATAAGCAGATCGTCCATGCCGATCAGTGTGGCGACGATGCAGCGATTCCGGCCAGTGATGCCCAGGCCTTGCATGAACTGCGCGGCGTATTCGATGGGAACCTCGTCGGTTCCTTCCTCGCCCCACTTCTTGGCGGCGAAGGGATGAACGGTCTTGCAGTCGCCGTTGACGTGCTCGCCGTCAAGCATCAACTCGAAATCGATCTCGCAGCCCAAGAATGAGTGCTCTGGATCGATGTAGCGAGCATTGCGGGTCAGGATCTCCACTTCATGCCCTTCATCGCGCAGTCGGTCGACCAGCATTTCGAGCACGACGGGTTCCAGGCGATGGCCACGGTCGAACCGCTTTTGCTGCTCGGGCGTTACCTCTTCCTTCGGCGCGCGGCCAGTCTTCTGCAGCCACAGTTCGTAGGGTGACTTCCAGGGGCTGACGCCGAGGATGGCGGCCACGTCACTACCACCGATGAATTTCGTGCGGTCGGGCTGCGCGGTAGCGAGAGGCGTGTTCATTGCAGTCGTGCTCCAGTGGTGGGATGATAGACGCCGCGAACGGGCGCATTTTTCGGATGCAGCAGGTAGGCATCACCCAGGTCGCGGATCTGCTGCATGCGGCGCGACTCGAGCACGGCCAGCTTGATTTCTTCGCCGGAGAGGTCGGTGCGCACGTGGCGCAGATCAACCATCTTTTCTGGGGTTTTCATGCGTGGCTTCTCTTGTTGCGCTTGCTCAAATTGACGGGAGTTGTAAGAGCGCGCTCTATGCTCCAGCCTGATTCGATCCGGTCGCGAAGGCCGTTCACCGATATACCCAGATCGCAAGCCCAATCCGTGAGGCACTTCTTCACGCCCTGGAATTCGATGAGCCTGGTGATTGAGCGATTTATGGTCTGTTCTCGCTTCGTCGCCCACCGGCAATTCCCAGGCTCGTAACCTTTGGTGTTGTCGATGCGATCTATACTGTGTTGGATTGATGGGCGCGCGCCCATGTCTTCCACGAAAGCCCAGAAACTCATCCAGCGGTCGCATACGCTAATACCCTTAGCGCCATAATTGTGGAAGTGCATGTCACGCGGGTTCATGCAGCGGCCAAGCATCCCGTTCCATATCTGGTAATCGGGGTGATGTTTTATCGCTGTCGCTCCAGGCGACATCTTATGTCGCTCCCTGGCATGTTTGTTCTTGGGAATCATGTTCAGCCTCCAAAAATCTGCACAAGATTGGCGATGCCCAGCACCGCAATCAATGCCAGCGTTACCACGAACAGCATGCGATTGTTGCGGGCGCGTTTGATCAATTCATCATCGGGATGCATCACATCCCCCGCATCTCTGCTGCGCGATCCTTCGCATCCATACGAGCGCGGTCGGCCAACTCGTAGAAAACTTCCTCGTGCACCGTTTCGAGATAGCGCCTGCACTGACCCAGCAGCCAATCGCTCTGCAGATCACCATTGAACTCGTGCCAGGCGCTGCCGATCTGGATGCGCACCTTGTCCACTACCACACCAGCAGGCGAACCAGTCATCGAGTCCGCAGGTACTGCGGTGAATTCGATGTGCAGCGCACCTTCGAGCGTAGATTCGGCGGGTCCGTCGAAGATCGCGTCGATGACGGCTCTATAGGGAGTCATGCCCGGCTCCGGTGGCTTTTTCTAGGGTGAGACGAATTTTCTGCAGGCGTTCCCCAGATTTCCTGTGCTTTACTTCTCTATTAGTCAGCTTCACCCACGCTGCTTCGAGGGCAGCACTGCGGCTCTCATATATTTCCTCAGCCGCGTACCAACGGCCTGAATTTATTTCTGCATAGTCACTACCAAAACGGGTTAACCTTTTGACGATGGTCGCCTCTTTTGGAACTAGGGAGGAACTCAGTACCCAGATTTTGTGTTGATCGCTCATGATTGGACCCCAGTGGCTTTGGTGATGGCGGCGTTGGCCTGCTCTTGCGCCAGTGCGCAGAGGCGCAGGTTTTCGTTGTACCACTTACGCCACTCCTGCTCACCCTCGGGAGTGGATCGGCGGCTAGCGGCGTCGGGGAAACCTGCTTCCTCGCGCTGGCACCAAAGAGCGAACGTATGGCAAGCCTCCAGCAGCTCCGGTGCAGCGGCGATCAGGCAGGCGTTAGCCTCCTGAATTGCGACGCGCTCACCGCTGGCCGTTTCGGCAACAAGCGTCGCGACGTCAGAGTAGTTGGGCGTGTAGGGCGCACCGTCAGCCTGCGCGACGTAGAAGCGCGTATCACCCAATTGTTCCCAGCGGGAGAATGACCACGGCCCCGGCGTATGCGTGCTCATGCCACCCTCGCAGTGCCATCGAAGGCAAGATGATTGGGAAGAAGAGCACGGCGCTGACGGAACAATCCCTCCAGCTCCGCAATCATCGTGTCGAGTTCCATGTCAACTGCCAGCACCAAGCCGATCACATCACGCTGGTATTGCTGCAGCAGTTCACGGCCCAGCGACGCCATTGCCTTGTCGGAAAGATCGCCGCGCAGGACGGCAGATGCTATGGCGCGCAGATAGGCCGAGGTATCGATCTCGTTGTCACTAGCGATGTCGTTAGCATTCGTGGAAACGTCATTGGCAACAGCACGCTCCGCGGCTGTGAAGGCTTGGTAAGTTGGCATGACTGGCTCCGATGATCAGGTTTCGATGCTCGGCTGATAGGTACTAGACGTTTTATCAAACGTCCAGGCAATAGCCTCATGCGCGGTCTTCATTTCGGGAGGAACGCGGATCATGTATTCCTTGAAGCGAGGCTCATCACTTACCGGCATCCCAATCGCGAGCATCGTATCCAGTCGACGCTGCACCGCTGCACTGCCGAACACATTCTCGGCTTCTTCGCGGGACAGAGAGCCATCGGGTTCCGGCGTGTTGTTCAGGACTCGAACCATCACAATCGGCTCGTCATCCTGCAGATCCCGGCGGTAGAGAATGCCGAAATCATCCTGGCTTACCTTCTTAGCGCCAGAGTTCAACAGGTACCTGGCTTGACCGTATTTCTCGATCATTACTCGCCGAACTTCTGCATTCGCCTCGCCATCTATCGACTTGATAGAAATGCGGCCCGGATACTCGATAATCCATCCGGGAACTTTCACGCCGTGGACGTGATACAACTTCCACCCGTCGCGCCATTCATGCGATGGGCCATTCAGGTTATGAGGCCGGTGCTGATCGTCCTTATGAATCTGCACAGGGAAATCGCTCACCATGCAGAATTCTTCATGGAGCACGCGAAAGCCGCCATGGATTGCTGCGTCTTCCCATACCTGATACTTCTCGAAAGCGGGCAACTCGAGGCCAAGTACGTCTCGGAAAGCCTCGAGGTAACCGGCCCATCCGGCCCACATATTTCCGCCTTGATAGGACCTCCACCACAACTTGGCGCATTCGAGCCCACCTTTTCCAGCAAGCGCCGAGCAGGCGCTTGCGGCAAATTTTTCGGCGTCGTCCGTGGCGGCGTCCGTGGCGGCGCGCGTGGCGGCGTACGTGGCGTCGCGCGTGGCGGCGCGCGTGGCGTCGTCCGTGGCGGCGTCCGTGGCGGCGCGCGTGGCGGCGTACGTGGCGGCGTCCGTGGCGGCGTCCGTGGCGGCGTACGTGGCGTCGTACGTGGCGGCGTCCGTGGCGGCGTACGTGGCGGCGTCCGTGGCGGCGTCCGTGGCGTCGTACGTGGCGGCGCGCGTGGCGGCGCGCGTGGCGTCGTCCGTGGCGGCGTCCGTGGCGGCGCGCGTGGCGGCGTACGTGGCGGCGCGCGTGGCGGCGCGCGTGGCGTCGTCCGTGGCGGCGCGCGTGGCGTCGTACGTGGCGTCGCGCGTGGCGGCGTACGTGGCGGCGTACGTGGCGGTGTCCGTGGCGGCGCGCGTGGCGGCGTACGTGGCGGCGTACGTGGCGGCGCGCGTGGCGGCTTCCGTGGCGGCGCGCGTGGCGTCGTACGTGGCGGCGCGCGTGGCGGCGCGCGTGGCGGCGTCCGTGGCGGCGTACGTGGCGGCGTCCGTGGCGGCGTCCGTGGCGGCGTACGTGGCGGCGCGCGTGGCGTCGTCCGTGGCGGCGCGCGTGGCGGCGTACGTGGCGTCGTCCGTGGCGGCGCGCGTGGCGGCGTCCGTGGCGGCGTACGTGGCGGCGTACGTGGCGTCGTCCGTGGCGTCGTACGTGGCGGCGCGCGTGGCGGCGCGCGTGGCGGCGTCCGTGGCGGCGTACGTGGCGTCGTCCGTGGCGGCGCGCGTGGCGGCGTCCGTGGCGTCGTACGTGGCGGCGCGCGTGGCGGCGCGCGTGGCGGCGCGCGTGGCGGCGTACGTGGCGGTGTCCGTGGCGGCGCGCGTGGCGGCGCGCGTGGCGTCGTCCGTGGCGGCGCGCGTGGCGGCGTACGTGGCGGCGTCCGTGGCGGCGTACGTGGCGGCGTCCGTGGCGGCGTACGTGGCGGCGTACGTGGCGGCGTACGTGGCGGCGCGCGTGGCGGCGCGCGTGGCGTCGTCCGTGGCGGCGTCCGTGGCGGCGTACGTGGCGGCGTCCGTGGCGGCGTCCGTGGCGGCGCGCGTGGCGGCGTCCGTGGCGGCGTCCGTGGCGGCGTACGTGGCGGCGTCCGTGGCGGCGTCCGTGGCGGCGTACGTGGCGTCGTACGTGGCG